ACAATGTGCTGGCTGAGACAAATGGTATCTGTCTAATGTTGTCTGGTTTAGCGCAAGCAAGAGCGTGGTAAGCAGTCCCAAACTGTCGTTGGTAGCCTCGTGTAAGGGCGGCTAGGCTGGTCACAGACTCAATCTCGTCGTTGGGTATAACTACGTTGGCATGGGTCTCTGAAAGGCGTTTCAAGGTTGAAAGCCCATATTCTTCGTGCCAAACAACCCAGAACTTTGGGTCATGCTCATAGAAAGGGCGTTGTGCTTCTACCCAATCTTTGCCTAAAATCATAGAATCAAACTCCATAAAGCCTGATGCTCTCTCAGAGTTATCCACAAGGAACTCTTGGTAATCAGCGGCTAAAGACGTTAATTCTTCTTTTGACAACCCTGCTTTGTCAGCTTGAGCTGCTCCAGATTCAATAAAGACCTTGGTGTCTGAGTCAAAGTGTTCGCTAATCAACCATCTTTTGGTTGTAGGCAACCCTCTTTTGCGTAGAGTCCAAAAGTTGAGTCCCATTGACTCAACTTTCATACCTTCTAAAAGGGTACGGTTTGAACCTACTTCAGCACCGCTAAAGATGATTCGCATCAGTCAGACCAGAGCTCAGCTTCTTTTGGCTTTTGTGCTTGTTCAGAACGGGAGATATTTACACGGGTAATTGAGGCTTCAATGTCTGACCAACGGCGTACCTTCTTTGGAGCATCTGGTCTGTTTTCTACAATAGCAAATCCAGGATGGCTAAAGAGGAGTGCGGGTACTCGTTGCTGTTCAAATACCCAAGCACACATAGTTGGGTCACTATCTACATACATCTCAATCGGAGCTCTGGAACGAGAAACAACGAATTGTCTCTTCTTTAGGTCTTCACCTTCTAAAGCAAAAGAATTATCAATCAAGTCGTCATAGTTAATGATTCCATGTGACTGTAACCAATGCTTGGCATCTTCTTCACCACGAGAGGTCATTAGTGCAACACGGTTGTTGATGTTTAAGGCGTAGTAAAGTGCTACTCCTGCACGGATTGGTTCCCCAGATTCCGAACTTAGTACGCCGTCTAGTGATACGAGTATGTTCATTCATCCCTTTGCTCGGTACGTTGCCGCTCTCCTAATAAGGGTCTGAGTATCTGGCAGTACAACACCGTAAGTGTCTTCTGCCTGTTGTGTTTTGTATGCTGACCAGTACTCAGACATCTTCTTTAATGCAGGAACTGTTCCATACTTCTTTCCAGCCTGCCATCTATAGTTATAAAAATCAGAATATCCTTGACCTTCTTTACGGAAGGCAAACTTGCGTGCTCCATGAATGTCCTCATACAACGCTGATGCTTGTGTGAGGGCTGCGTGCATACGTGCCTCTGCATTACGGCGTGCTGGGTCATTCTGTGCTGCTTGTACATCTGTAAGAGCCTTGGTGTAACGAGTAACAATCTCGGTGGCTAAAGATAGGTCACGCTTTGCTATTTCATCCCAGACACGATTCTCTGGGGCAGTTGCTTGTGCAGGGTGTACTGTCCACTCATTGTGGGTTAAGTCATAGGCTGCATACGGGTTGATAGAACGAATATCAGTAGCACCTGGGTTTACATAAAAGGTAACTTCAAACCCGTTCCAGTTCTCTGTGTCTGGTTGTAGATTATTGCGGAAATCTTCATTTAACATACGGCTAATCTCTACATCGCCAAGACCTGCATACTCTGGATGTGCTTTACGGAATTGAATGTAGTTAACGCCAATAAGAACATCTAAGTCACCTGGCTCACGGGCTGCTGACCATTGGTATGAAACACCAGACCCAGCAATCCAAACATGGCACCACAAATTTGGGTGACGATATTCTTCGTTTAAAAATCCAAACAGAAGTTGTAGGAGACCATTACGTACCCAACCTTTGAGTGCCATTCCTGAGAATAAACGAGGGTCTAGCTCTGTTTCAGGGGCAGAAAAATATGAAGTAGGTGTTCCCTGAATGTGTACAGGGTTTGAGTTACTTCCTAGGTTTCTGAACATACCCTTAGTTTAAGGGCGTATCTATGCCTCTATCGCTTAAAGCGTTAATAATCTTTGACTTTATTTCTTCAGCAGCGTCTTTAGGCTGAAGATGTGCTACAACTGTACGGGCAATACGGTCAGCCAACAGTTGGCTTTCTATGTCAGAAACTAACTCTTTGCTGGTTTGGTAGATGTCAAAGGTAGTTGCTTTACGGTCTACGCCTTCTTCAATAATGGTTGTGGTAATTGTGTTGTCTTCATGAATATTGACTGTATATGCTGCTTGCATTATTCCATCCCTAATAGTTTGCGCTTGCGTTGGGCAACGCCAATAGCGACTGGGCAGAAATCACAACGATATGTCTTCTGTCCTGGTGAGTCTTTATACTTGCCTAAACCTTCTTTACGGCGTTCTTTCTCAGTGCTAGGAATCAACAACATGCTGGAATCGTGCCAATCAGGGCAACCGTCTTTTGGTTTGTTGTGAGCTTTGTAGCATTTCATTGCATCTTCTAAAAACATGGAACGAGAATCGTAAAATGTGTCATCAATTTCGGCTAGACCCTTAGAGCCTCCACCTTTAATCTGACCAATGATTTCTCGTTTAGATTCTTGCTTTGCCCATGCTCGTAGTGGCAACACAAATAACTTACCTTTGTGGGGCTCACCTGATGGGAATACATGTTGTTCGCAAGCAATAGCCAATAGATGGTCTAACTCTGGCTCACCTTCATATGGTGGCAGTTCCTCTAGTGAATCGCAGACAAGACAGTACAACAACCGAAACATCGGTTCATTGTCCATCTTCTTTTCGCCCAGAATAGGTACGTTACTCATTGTGCTCCTAGTAGTAGTCCGATTATCTTAACAGATTATTTAATTTTTAATGCCATTGGTGCTGAAGGTAACTTTGGTTTTGGTTTCCTAGGAACCTTTGTTCCACCAGCATCAGGACGCCAATTACCTCCTGTAGGGGGTTCTTGACCTTTTCCATACGGGTTTTTTCCTTGACGTCTATCGTTATCATTATCAACATGCGATGGACTGTGCTTGTATCTAGCTATCTTGAGTAGTGTCATTAATATTGCAACATCTTGAGGAGTGATTGGATGATCGAGATATGCAGACCATAGCCTGCCTATGTTAGCAAAGTTATTCTCTGCATGACCATGAGTAGTCTGTCTGTCTTTAGTTATATATTCATTAGCAATTCTTAATATCTCTGTCTTATCCATGTCTTATCCTATGTCATTAGTAGTTTATATTCTGCTTGCCTTCTCAATTGCAATCCCTTAAGTATCTTACCACCAGCCCTACAATATCTCAATAGCGATTCGCCAGCCATCTTCTTATCACCGCGTAACAGAGCAGACCTAACAGTAGAGCGTTGTAAGCAACCAAGTCCGAGGTTAAAAGAGAATGATATAAGCGCATCATACATTGGCTGATTGAATCTATAAGACACAGGGAATAGCAGAGTAACTCCTCTTTCAAATCGTGCAAGGTCTTTCCGTAATAACTCATCTACTTCTCTGTCTGTGAAAGTTTTGTTGTAACTATCAGGGAGTTGTTTACCATCACCAATGAGGTGTCCGACACCAACAGTCCACAACCCGATAGCATCACGATAAGGGCGATTGCGAACGCCCTCAAAATGCTTAATGAGCTTAATGCCATTATCTGATATTCGCATTATTTCTTACTGAATGCTTGACTACCAAACCAAAAGCCAATAATAGATGTCAATATAGCTTCTTCTGTTTCACTAAATACTGCATTTAAAGCAGTAGCAAAATCAACACCTGATTTAATAGCCCATACTAATCCAGCAATATCCACAAATAATAATAGAAACACAAATAGATAAGTAACCACAGGTCTAACTGATGATCTTAAATTAACAATCCAACCTGATGCACCTTTAGCCATTTCAGTATCATTCTGATAAAGAGCTATTTTTTCATCAGCAAACGCCTGGGCTTGTAATCCTTCAAGATGTAAAGCTTCAACCTTTTCTTGACTTGCAAATCCTTTTTCAGCCATAGCTAATTGTTGTTGATTCATTAATGCAGTCATCTCGCGCTCATGGGATTGATCGCCTTTAGCTTTAAAGAAATCAAGTAGGCTTGGTAAGCCTGATGTTGCAAATCCTAATATGCCTGACAGTATGCTAAACATTATTTGTATCCTTTAGTTTTTTCGTGTTCTTCTAATAACCTTACACGAATAGATAATTCTGCTATTTGACCTTTTAATTCCTCTTTAAGTTTAGCTCTTTGTTCTGCTGATATAGGACTATCAGTTGGAATTCCTTGAGTTGTAATGAGAATAGGCATTTTAGATTTAATATCTATAAGATCATTTTGCATGCCTGATAGTGATGATAGCATCCAAGCAATAGCAGAAACTATTACAGGAAACATCATGCTGGTTAGTTTTGACAAATCCATTTAAAACTCCTCTATATCAAATTTATGTATATCACAAATTCTTTTAGCAAATCTATTAAACCTAGATTCATGCTGATCGAAATCATGGTGATTGGCTTTATACAATGCAACATGAACGCACTCGTGCATCATAGTTTCAAATATCTTGTGGAAAGTATCGCAACTCTTATCTATTTCTATTCTCATTGGCTCTGTATGAAAATAACCCATTACTTCGCCATCTGTATCTATCACACTAAATGAAATCTTATGCGGTTTAGGCATCATCATTTCATTAAATGGTGGCAATTCAGTGCATAATCTGTATATCTTCCGTAAGTTCTGCTTGGTCAGCAACTTGTTTGGCATAGTCTGTGTCATTATATTCAACAATCCCATTAGGTGAGTAGTAAAGATAAATGCCCTTGTTTTCTTCTTGAGTTTTTAATGTGTGATGGGGCGCACACAAACTTTGAAACAGATTGCTTCTAAACTTATTCTGATCTTGCCTGTGAGGAAATACATGGTCTATATGAATTGCTTGAACCACTTTTCCATCAAGTAAGCAAGCTGCACATAATGGCTTCTTGCTCAATTGAGCTATTCTTTGCTTTTTCCAAAAGGCAGTTGAATAAAGCTTACTATTCTCTTTGCCCTTTTCTGTTATAGCCCCACCATGA